CGGGATTCTCTCCGTCCTCGTACTGCCGGTCGATAAACAGCCGCTTGATGTAGCCGTGCGACGCCCCGCCAGGGTTCATAGTATAGTATATCCTTTTGGGGAAGCTGTTGACGCCGCGCACACAGGCAGTGATCTTACGTATCCACATCTCCTGGAGCTGTGTCGCCTCGTCCAAGAAGACAACGTCATACTCCGCGCCCTGATACTGGTCAAGGTCGCCGTCCGACGCGCAATAGCCGAACTTTATCGTGCTCCCGTTGGCAAACCGGAAGCACTTGTCCTGCCGATTGTACTTAGCCGCGCCATATAGCTCTACAATTAGTGTGTTTATGTGATTGTTTAGCAGTTCCGGATAAGTCCGGCGTATGATAAGCAGCTTGATACCCGGATACCGCACAGCCAGCAGCTTCGCCTTGGCACGTACCGCCCAGCTCTTGCCGCCGCCGCGCGCTCCTCCGAAGCCGATATGCTTTGCTCTCGCCAAAAGAAATAGCTTCTGCCGCTCGCTCGGCGT